GCCGAGGACTATAGCTACGAGCCCGAGGAAGGTAGCGCCAAGGCCAAACGGTCTGACTATGACATGGTGGACGTGATCCCGGTCAGCGACCCCAACGCAGCCACGATGGCGCAGAAGATCGTGCAGTATCAAGCTGCACTTCAGTTGGCTCAGACTGCTCCGCAGCTCTACGACTTGCCGCTGCTGCACCGCCAGATGATCGAGGTGCTGGGCATCAAGAACGCCACCAAGCTGGTGCCGATTGAAGACGACATGGTGCCCACGGACCCCGTGAAGGAGAACCAGAACCTGCTGACGATGAAGCCGGTCAAGGCGTTCATTGAGCAGAACCATGAGGCGCACATCCAGACGCACATGGCTGCGATCCAGAACCCGAAGATTCAGCAGCTCATGCAGATGAACCCGCAGGCTCAGATGATTCTCGCTGCTGCGATGGCGCACATCAACGAGCACGTTGCGCTGGAGTACCGCCGTCAGGTGGAAGAGCAGATTGGCGTGCTGCCCAGTGAAGAGCAGAACAAGAAGGTCCCGCCCGAGATGGCTGACCAGATTGCTGTTGCAGCGGCGCAGGCCAGTGCGCAGATTACTCAGCGGGATACGCAGCAGGCACAGCAGCAGCAAGCGCAGCAGCAGATGCAGGACCCGGTGGTTCAGATGCAGATGCAGGAGTTGAAGCTCAAGGAGGCTGACTTGCAGCTCAAGGCGCAGAAGCAGCAAATCGAGGCGGCAGCCAAGGCAGACCAGCTCAGGATCGAAGAAGCTCGTATCGAGGCGCAGAAGGAGATTGCTGCCATGCAGGTCGCGGCCACCGCCGCTGCACAGAAGGATAAGGCTCAGCGTCAGCAGGAGTCCGAGGGAGCCCGCATCGGTGCTGACGTTGCCAAGCACCGGGCACAGATGGCTGTTCAGAGAGCGCAGCAGTTAGCGCAGCTCAAGCAGGCACAGGCGCAGCAGTCCAACAAACCTAAGAAGGAGAAAGATTGAACGAGATAAAAGTGTTGGCGCTCGCCGCCAAACACATCACTGAAACACGCGCAGACCAAGAAGCCTTCGTGGCTGGCGGTCGCGCTGCTGATCATGCCGAGTATCGGCATGTCTGTGGGGTCATCCGAGGTCTGAACACCGCAGAACAAATCATTAAAGACCTTGTGCAACGATTGGAAAACAATGACGACTGAGTTTGATTTGCAGGCTATTGACCTGTCCTCCCTGCTGAACAAGCCTGCTGAAGAGAAGGCCAAGCAGCTCCCTGACCCCAAGACCTTTCACCTGCTGTGCGTGGTGCCGGAGGCGATGGAGGAGTATCAGGACAGCGAGGTGGGGTTGATCAAGGACTCCAAGACCATGCACTACGAGGAGGTCCTGACCCCCGTGCTGTTTGTGGTAAAGGTTGGCCCTGATGCCTACAAAGACGCTACCCGCTTCCCCAGCGGCCCTAGCTGCAAGGAAGGTGACTTTGTCATCGTCCGCCCCAATTCAGGCACCCGCCTGAAGATTCACGGTCGTGAGTTCCGGATCATCAACGATGACTCGGTCGAGGCCGTTGTTCAAGACCCGCGTGGCATCAGCCGCGCTGCTTAAGGAGTTGATATGCCACTACCCAAGTTTGAAGGCGAAGAGTTTGAGTTTCCCGACGAAAAAGAAGCCAAGGAAAAAGAGAAAGCCGCAGAGAAAGATGACGACTTCAAAGTCGAAATCGAAGACGATACCCCTGTAGAGGACCGTGGCCGTAAAGCCGCGCCTCCACCGGAAGACCCCACGGACGACGAACTTGCTTCATACGACGAGAAAGTCCAAGCCCGTATCAAGAAGTTCACCCGTGGATACCACGACGAACGTCGTGCCAAAGAAGCAGCCTTGCGTGAGCGTGAGGCGGCTGAGCAGTTTGCCAAGCAGGTCTATGAGGAGAACAAACGTCTCCAGAAGCAACTGGCAAGCGGCAGTCAGGTACTTATCGAGCAATCTAAGAGCGCGGCTGCGTCCGCACTTGAGGTGGCTAAGAAGAAGTACAAAGATGCTTACGAGGCCGCAGATACTGACGGCATCGTGGAGGCGCAAGAGGCAATTGCCAAGGCGACTCTCAAGATGGAGCAGACCGCAAACATGCGGCCTATTGAGGAAAAGGAGTTCACTCCGGCTCCGGCGGCAGAGCCCCCCGCAATGACTCCTCGAACCGAGCGTTGGTTGAAATCCAACGGCGATTGGTTCGGTAAAGACGAAGAAATGACTGCTGCCGCGATGGGGCTTGACAAAAAGTTGCAGCGAGAATATGGTGCGGATTATGTTGGTTCGGAGGAATACTTTCGGACCATCGACAAAACTATGCGCAAACGATTCCCCGAACACTTCGAAGACGAAGACGGGAGCTATGAGGAAGACACGCCGCCTCGGAAAAGGGCAGAACCGGTTGACGAGGATGAAACCCCGCGCCGTGCAACAAAACCCGCTGCTGTTGTAGCTCCGGCTACACGCAGCACACCGCCTAGTCGTATCAAACTGAAGCAGTCTCAAGTTGCGTTGGCTCGCAAACTAGGGATTACTCCGGAACAGTACGCGAAACAGGTTGCTTTACTTAATCGAGGTGAATGATGGAACAGCAGGTTCAAGGTAAACAAAACCGTCTGGCTCGTGAGCTGGACACTCGTCAAGTTATGGCCCGTCCTGAAGCTTGGCGTCCGCCCGAACTGTTGCCTAGCCCCGATCCCCGCCCCGGCTGGTCACATCGGTGGGTACGGATTGCAGCTATGGGCGCTGCTGACCCGACTAACATCTCGTCTAAGTTGCGCGAAGGATATGAGCCCTGCAAAGCAGAGGAGTATCCCGAGCTAATGGTGCACGCTCCCACTGAAGGTCGCTTTAGAGGCAACATCGAAGTGGGTGGACTGTTGCTTTGCCGTATCCCGGAAGAGTTTATGACGCAGCGTTCGGATCACTACGCACGCCAAAACAAAGCTCAAATGGAGTCGGTAGACAACAACTTTCTTCGTGAATCTGATCCTCGGATGCCTCTTTTCTCGGAAAAGAAGACCAAGGTCAGTTTCGGTTCTGGTTCTTAAATTGGAGTTTTAAATGGCTTCTACCGCTTCTCCCTACGGGCTAAAACCCGTAAACCAGTTGGGTGGCACCCCCTATGCAGGTGCAACCCGTACTTACCTGATCGACCCGGCAGGTACCGCTTCGACCATTTACAACGGCTCGCCCGTGTACGTGAATTCGTCCGGTTATCTGGCTGTGGCTACCGCCACCGGCGCTGACGCGACGACTAACGGCTTTCCTGTCGGTACTGCTAACACCGGTATCGTGGGTGTGTTCGTTGGTTGCTCGTACTACAACGCCCAAGGCCAACTGATCTTCTCCCAGTACTACCCCACCGGTGTGACTGGCGTGATCCAAGCCTCGGTTGTTGACGATCCCAACGTGGTGTTCCAAGTCCAGTCCGCTGGCTCTGTGACGCAAGCCGCTGTGGGCGCGAACCTGTTCTTCAGCACTGGCGCTGTTGCCACTGGCAGCACCACCACGGGCAACTCCACGGCTTCTGTCGTGGCAGGCTCGTCGGCTGTGACCACCACCGCAGCCTTCCGTGTTGTCGGGTTCCCCAACGTGCAGGGATTCTCGGTTGTGGGCGACGCCTACACCGATGTCTATGTGAAGATCAACCCCGGCTATCACAGCTATACCAACGCTGTTGGTCTGTAAGGAGTAACATAAAATGGCTATCTCTCGCGCACAGCTACTTAAAGAACTCCTTCCCGGCCTGAACGCGCTGTTTGGTATGGAGTACGCTCGCTACGGCGAAGAGCACAAGGAAATCTACGAAACCGAAACCTCCGAGCGTTCCTTCGAAGAAGAAACCAAACTCGCTGGCTTCGGTGCTGCACCTGTCAAGAACGAAGGCTCTGCCATCGCTTACGACAACGCGCAGGAAGCTTTCACTGCTCGCTACACCCACGAAACCATTGCCTTGGGCTTCTCCATCACGGAAGAAGCTGTGGAAGACAACCTGTACGACAGTCTGTCTGCCCGCTACACCAAGTC